GCACCGTGGTCGGCTACATCCCCTACACCAAGACGGTGCGCAAGACCGACGTGCGCGAAGTGACCACATTCGGGCCGAAGATTTACTGCCTCGCGCCGGAAGATTTCATCATCCCGCCCAACGCCACCAAGGATATACAGGCGTGTAAATTCGCGACGATGCGGATGTGGATGGGCAAGCAGGAACTCAATCTGCGGGCGCGCCTGAACAACTGGACCGTGGACGATGCCGCGTCGCCGGATTCGTCGAGCGTGATCCGTTCCGACCGGATGCGCACCGCGGGCCTGACTGGTGGCGGTCTCGATACCAAGCCGCCGATCACTATCGGCGACACTTTTTGCTATTTCGATATCGACGACGACGGTATCGAAGAAGACCTCGAAGTGATCTGGAATATGACCTCGGGAAACATTTTCAAGGCCATGTACAACCGCTCCGCACCCGTGCGTCCGTTCGTGCTGGAGTGCTATCAGGACCGCGCGCACATGGCGCTCGGGCTGGGCGTGCTCGAAATGATCATGCCGTTCGAGCGCGAAGTCACCGAGATTCATAACAACCATATCTGGAACATGATGATCGCCAACACGCGGATGTACCAGGGTCCGTCCACGGCGATGCAGGAAACGACTTCGATCTATCCCGGGAAGTACCTGATCAACGACGAAGGGCCGGGCGGTCGAGTCGAGGCGTTAGAGATGGGCAGCGTCAATCCGTCCGCGATGCAGGCGGAGGCGGTCGTAACCGCGATGGCGCGCGAGCGCGTCGGGACCACGCAAATCTCCGCGCCGATTCGTTCGAGCAGCCGCACCCCCGGTATCTCGATGCTGTCGATGATGCAGCAGGCAAATCGCCGTTTTACCCATCCGTTCAACAACATGCGCAATTTCGGCGCCAAGTGCGCGATGCACTGCCTCTATCGGCTACAGGAGCAAGTGCGCGACGGCAACGAGGACGTAAAGAAAAAGATTATCGAGTTGATGGGCGACGAAAAGGGCGGCCTTATAATCGACCTGTTCAAAAGCAACGAAGTCGAATTGACCGATGCCCTCGATGTTCAACTCACGGCGTCGAGTGTGAGCGTCAATCGCGAGAGCGACCGGCAGAACATGGTGATGCTGGCGACGCAGATTTATCCGGTCTATTTCGCCGCGATGAAGGAACTGGCGCAGTTTATCGCGCAACCGCCGTTCCCCGGCGCCGACAAAGTAGCAAAGCAAGCCGAGAAGATGATCAACAAATTCTTCGGCAAGGTGCTCAAGACCTTCGACCAGATTAGCGACGTGCGCAGCCTCCAGATCGATCTTGACGCGATCCAGCCGATGATGCAGCAAATGGGGATGGAGCATGTACCGGGCCAGATGGCCGGGATGCTAGGGCAGATGGGGCAGCAGGGCGCTCAAGGCGCACCTGGGATGCAATAATGGCCGCCGCCGACCGCCTTATCCATGCCTGTCAGCAAGATACCGCCGTGCTCACGTCGTTGCGCGCGTGGCTCAACGAATATCGCGAAACGCTCAAGGAACGCGCCATCAAAGAACCAGATGCGCGGATTCTGGCGAAGCTGCAAGGCGGCGCTGAGACGTGTCATTTCCTCGCTGAGACGATCGGCCAATTAGTGAAGCCAAAATGACAGAAGAAGAACGATATGAGTTTTTTTACGAGGCTGCAAAAAGCGGAACAATCTCGATAATTAGCCAAAACTTGAACATCAAGGCGTGTCGCTGTCTCGTATCTCTCGGAGCCGTAAGTATGCCCTTCGATATCACTCACGAATTGCTCCGCGAATTGGGAATCGATCCTGGCCCCGCCAATGGACGCTTGACAATAGAACGGCGTTCAATATAAGGCATTATCTATGCCCGACGAAAATACGAATGCCCCTGCGGCTAAAACAGAACCAACTGCTGACGAAAAGACTGCCGCTATGGTCACTGCCGGTGTGACCGCTGGACTTAAAACGGCGTTACCCGAATTGATCAAGGCGAGTTACGATCAAATCTCCAGCGGCGGATCGATTCAGCGGCAAGCTCCGGCCCCGGTCCGCACCGAGGCGACAATCGCCGACGTGAGCGAGGAAGACATCCTCAACGCGATTGAATCGAACGATAAGCCGCTCGCCGCGCGCCTCATGCGCCAGCAACGGCAGGCGAGCGAGCAGAGGCAGGCCCGCGTCATTGCGGGTATCACGGCGGCTGGCGGTGCCGCGTTCGGCTCGGTCTCGCGTATGGCCGCCGACCGCCTTCCTTACTACCACGGCAAATACAAAAAGCTGATCGACGAGCGTGTCGCGCAATTCCAGGAGAACAACCCCGGCGTGATGATTACGCCGGAGCATTACGAATGGGCGCACAATTTCGTCGTTGGAGAGCATAACGCGGAGATCATTGCCCAAGACCGCGAAGAAGTGATCCGCAAGTCGCGCGAGCCAGACCCGGCGCTTATCCCGGATGGCGGACGCCGCTACGTGGACGATACCCCGAAAGAGCCGACATCGCTTAACGAACTGCTCGCCGGCGATTGGAAAGGCGAATTCCACAGGAAGCAGCGCGCAGTCGGCGGACGCAGCGATGAGGAAGAATTGAAGAAGATGGGGTTCGCCGGCGGTTTCAAAGAAGTCGTAGCTACACGCAAAGCGATGGACGCTTTGGCTGAGGAAACCGTTGACAGTTTCGGCCTCGACAGGGATTGGGTTGACGACAAGGGCCGGAGCGGCCCGCGCGCTGACAAAACCAAAGGAGCGTGGGTCTGATGCCGCTTAGCGAAGACCAGAAAAAGGCAATGCGTGAAGGCCGTCAAAAGGCCGCGCTCGCGCGCAGAGAGGCAAAAGCCTTAAATCCCTCCGATTTGCCCGCTGGCGCGGACCGCCGGGAAGCCGTCGCTATCGTCAAGGACGCGCTGCAAGAAAAGATCGAGAAGCGGCAAGAACGCGACGGTATCGCGCCGCTCGACGCCGCCAAGATGGCGCAGCGGGATAACGAAATTCTGAGCCATCTGGACCATGCCGGGAATATCCCGCTTAAGAATCAGGAACCCGGCAAACGCTATGTGTTTTTGACCGTCGCTGATGGCTACGAGGAAGACGCCAAGGCGAATATCGCAATGATGCACGCGAATGCGGAGACGCACGGCTTTCATCCGGTTCAGGGCGATTCGCCCGTCGCGCGCGATTTAATCGGCGCTGGCCGGTGCTCCGGCACGACGTTGCGCGGAGTTGGCGATACGGTACTTTACGAGCAGCGCGAAGAAGACGCACGGAAGATGGAAGCTGGCATACAGCGCAAACTCGACATTCAAGGGGCGGTTGAGGAAAACTCAGTCATTTACGCGCGCGACCGTCTTGCCGGCGAACGTCTCCCGAACACCATGCGCGGCACTTCTGGCGACTATTCGTATTCTGAATTGGTGCAGCGCATGGCCGGTCCCGCTGGGCATGGCCGCACAAATTTCACCGAAGGCGACTTGCGCCGTGGCTCGCTGCGTGGACCGGACGGCCAGGTCATGCAACCCGGATATGAACAAGGGAGATTGCGCTAATGGCGGCAAATATTCAGCCGATCCAACCCGACGTGGGCCTTGGAAGCTGGCAGGACGGTTTCATTCAGCACGGCCTCGAAGGCGGGAGCACCCAGACTTGGAAGGTTGGTGCGCCGCTGGTCCTATCCAGCGGATACCTAATCGAAGCCACAACTTCAACCTCGGCAAAAAGCGGCATCATCGGTATCGCGCTGGCCCCAGCAACCGGGGTACAGGGTTCCGACGTGTTGTATGTGCCGCTTTCTCCCGATGGTCTGTCCTTCCAGGGCACCATCGACGGCACATTGATATCGACCAACGCTCCGGGCACGGGCGCCTTATCGCAGGCGGCTATGTATACCGGCGGTACGCTCCAAAAGGATGCGGCCTCTGGCCGCTGGTTTCTCAACAGTACGGCGGCGGGTGATTTTATCTTTACCGCCGCCCTCGACCCCGTGGGAACCGTCAACGGCCGCGTGCGAATTCAATTCCTGCACGCGATCGGCCTGGTCGCTTAGGAGATAATCAATGCCGGCCGTAACTACTGCTTTCGGCGACTTACTTGGAACCAAGTTCCAGACCTACGTTGTCAATTACGGGAAAGAAAATCCGCGCCTGTGGTCTCGTTGGGGCAAGAGCGTGGACATGGAGACCACTCCGTATCTCTCGGCGAAGATTTCCGGGATAGGCAAGCAATATCCAAAACCGGAAGGCCAGCAATTCGTGCCCGATCTGCCGATCCCCGGCCCCAGCTTTTCAATCACGGCGACCGCCTACGGGCAGATGTTTTCGACAACCTGGGAAATGACGC